GTCCGTGTCGAGTTTTTCTATTTTCTTGTTGTACGAGTCCAAAGCACGTTCAGCAGATGTTGTGCTGTCGGATAATGCCCACATGGCAGCTCCAAGCCCTACAACTGCCGTTGCCAATAACACATACGGATTAGTAAGCATGACAGCGTTCAACGCTTTTTGTGCTGTTGTCTGCAAGACCAGCCATCCGTAGTGGGCACGTTCCGCTACAGTCAGGGCCGCTATGCCGGAGGTTTGAAGCGACTGAATGGCTGTTACGACCATGACTGCAACCCTGTATGAACCGTATGTAGCAACAAGTCCGGTCAATAACCGACCTACCTTCTCATAGTTCTCCACCAGATAAGACATGCCGGACAAGGTCTTGTTGATGACACCCTCGTTTTGTTTTCCGATTTTATTGAACATGGTGTCAATTGCATCTTCGATATTGCTTATTTGTCCGGTAATGGTTTTGGATTGTGCTTCCATCAGACCGCCGAATTTGCAGCCTTCATTGGTCATGGATTCAATGGCCTTCTGCACTTCGGGGAATCCTACTTTTCCTGCTGTCACAAGTTCGCTTACCTTGTCTTTGGTTACTCCGAATTGTTTGGCAAGTTCATCGGCCAATGGAATTCCACGTCCCATAAACTGACGTAGGTCCTGTGTGAAGAGCCTTCCTTGTGTCATGGTGGTACCATACAGCCAGACCAGATCGTTCAAAGGGATGGATAGTCCTGCCGCGATATCCCCAAGCCGGACAAGCGTATCATTCACATCTTTAGCCTCCGTACCATAGGCTAACAGTTGTTTCGCACCATTGGCTACATCCTGAAGGTTAAATGGAGTGATGGCGGCGGTACGTACCAGTTGGGACATTAGTGTGTCCGCCTGTCCCTTGTTTCCAAGCATTGTCTGGAATGCCACTTCAAGCTGCTGGAACTCGCCACGTACACGAGCTATGTCACTGATGAGCTGCTGCGCTCCAAGACTGATTCCGAAAGTGGCTGCGGCCGTGGTCAGTCTTCCGAATATCTTCTCAATACTCAGCCCGCTTTCTTCAATTTGTCTTGATGTGTTGCGTACTCCGTTGCGTGCTTCCTCTAGCTTGCGTAAAAAGTTGGAGTTATCCCCAGTTATATCAAAATGCAATCCAGCCATAGTCTTTTCGATTTGATGGGTATCATGTGCATTGACATGACATTTGTTCTATTTTTCTTGTTATAAAATTATAGACCCCGTAATTTTTTTGACCGATTATGAAAATATTGTTCTGTTTTTCCGATTCATTCCTCAAGCAGGGCTTTGATACGTTCCCTGTTCTTTGGATTCCCGGCATCGATTATTTCTTCTGAGCCAGATATTCCGAGTTGTTTCATTTCGTCAGAGGACAGATATACAGTCGTGATGGCATCAGCCATTAACATCCTTAGATTGATATAGCTGATGCCCCATACCACATAATCAAAAGTCCATCCGTATCTTTGGCAGGCAAAGTCTATCATTGTTCCGTAGGTGCTGTTGCCTCCGAATGAGATACTGCTATTGTCCTTTTTTACTTTGGCTATCCGTTTTCTTTCCGTATTTTCTTTGTCTATTCCGAAATGCCGCAGGAAGGTATCCATATTATCACTTGTAAGAATGAGAACCAGTATGGTAGCAAGTTCCTCCTCAGAGAGTGTTCGGGAAAACAATTTTGTACGCTTATCCACCTTGCTATTGTCGAACAAATCGTTCTTCCGGTTGAACGTGGAGTAGGAGAGTATGCGGCAGACAATATCACGTTTCGTTTTGCAGATCCTTATGGCTTCCATATAAGGATTGGTGGAAACAACCTGTTTGCTTATTTCGAGGGAATCAAATAATCTGGCCAAAAGATACATTTTGCCGAGTGTGACGGGATGGATAAAGAAAGACCGCTTGCCAACGGTAAAGCCGGCAGGTCTTTCCATGATGGCGTCGGCCACATCCATCTCAATATTTCGCTCTTTGTCATTCATAAATCATAAATTTGATGCAGGTTTATCCTCCAACCTGTAAAGGACGTCTTTCCGTTTGCCTGTTCTCTGAATGGAAAATTATCATCCGGCAGAAGTGTACACCGCGTTTACTTCAACTGTTTCCCCATCTTTAACAGTAGCGGATGTCTGTGTAGGCAGTGTTTTTCCTTCGATATCTTTATATATGATTGTCACAAGACCGGCTTTTGTGGTAATTGAAGTACCGCTATGATGCCAGTCCGTTTCTGTAGATAATTTCCACATGCCGGCTCCGCCATCATCTGTGATGATCACTCGAAGGCTGCCGGCACCATTAAAATTTACGACTTCGAATTTTACCTGATTGCCGGTCTTAGGTTTCAATACGTCAGCGGTATATTTCCACTTGGTGCCATTATCTGTGTCGTATGTATCCTCCAAGGACAACACGCTTCTGTCGATTATGATACCTTCAACAGTTTTGTCTTCAGGCTGGAGCTTGACAGCGTATTCACCTGTAATCACACCATCTGTATCTTCCACCGGTTTTCTACGGCCTTTGCCAGCCCGGATTTCAAACTCAAACGTATAGGTGTTTGCCGCATACTTGACAGCCTCGTTTTCTCCACCTTCAATCTTGGCCTCTTTCTTCGCACCTTTTGTAGGTGTCAATTTTGTAGAGTTCTCGACAGGTGTCGGTATATCAATCCAAGATGAAGGAGCTTCTCCGCTGCTTTGCAGCTTTCCAATTTTGATAGTACATTTTCCCCAAGATAATTCCATGATCTTATTCGTTATTGAATGAATATAATAGTTTATTGTTAATGAAGTGCTCGTTCTTTCCGTTCACTTCAAGCACCCTTTGTTTATTCAGCGTGAAGCGGTAGCTTTCTCCATGCCCTGTTTCCAATACTTGGATAGCGACTTTGCAAAGTTCTCTACAGCGTGCATCATTCATTTCCGCCTCGCCATTACGGATATTGTCCTTTACATAAATGTTCACATTCACGAAAGCTTCCTGTATCTGTCCGCTTCCATTTTCAAGGATTGATATGACTATATCCTCCCTGTCAGAGTTGGATGGTCTTTTTGATGCCTTGCAAAGTTTTCCGTTCACGACTTTTTCCAAAAGGGAACCTTTGATGTGTTTGTAAATATCATCTTTGATTTCAATATCAGACTTCATCATGATGCAAGTTGCTTTTTCAGTTTACTCATCATTCCCGGTAGTTCCTTTCTTGCAAACAGTTCGGCGGATGCAAGTACATTCTTATTTTCCATTGCTTCCACAAATTCAGCATAGTTCATTCCGGCTACTACAACAAGTGCGTAGCCATTCGCGAATTTTTTAGACAATTCCTCAATAAGTGCTTTGCCTTTCCTGACTCCCTCATTACCTTGTCGTACTTGTGTGAAATCTGAGTATTCAAGTATTTTTCCGTTGTGGATGATGGCATAGCCAATCGAACTGCGCAAGTTTCCTGACCGGTCATACCAGCTTATCTCCTGCGGTCTGTTCCTTGCTTCGATCACACACAATTCTCCAAGGTAGGAGAGGGCGCGGACAGTTAACACTTCAACACGTTCTTTTTCCTTATTGATAAGGGTGTCTATCCGACTTGCAGGTGTCGTCATTTTTATACCCATAGTTTCGCATATAGTTGATAACGATGAAACCCTTTGACCTCACATTCTCTAACGATATCTCCTGACAGGAATAACTTCACACGATCTCCAACAGTAAATTCCCGGCATTCAGCATCAAGACGTATCGTGGCTGAATAGGTACGGACTGCTCCGTCCTCAAATTGCTTTTGTTCAGCTTTTCCGGCCGGAACATTCCGGCATGGGATATCACCTTCCCATCGGCTTTCACCCTGGTGGTAATCGCCGTTCTTGTCTTCGTAACCGGGAGCGGTAATAAGATATTGCAGCTTATGTGGTCTATCATCAAGTATCATGATTATTTTCCTATATAGACTATCGGTTCACCAATGTTTTTTTCTGTTTCGCCTATTGAATTATAGATGCCGTTGGCTAACGTCAGTATATTATCCTTGTCAGATAGACTTAAGGAAACATCTCCTTCTGTAAAGTTGGGCATCTGAATCAGGCTCATGAGACAGTCGGCCACAGCACCTTTGAACGGTTTGCTTTTAAGAATGTCGATGGTGCATATTTCATTTCCGTCCAGACTTCTTTCAAGCAAACGGTTTTCAAAGAAGCCACTACTTAATTTGTAGTGGACTTCATCTTTCAATGCTTGCAGGACCGTTTTCATACATTATTCAGATTTGTGTGATTCTACTGTGGCTTTTAAAGTGGCTTCATCTTCATCGTTCAGTTCGTTGACACGGGCGATGATCTTTTCATCGGCAGATTTCGCAGTCAGCTTGCCACCAGTTATCTTGTTAAGCTCCTGAACGAACTCCGTTTTTTTGTAGGTATCTCCCCAGATGGTGACTTTCACATCTGTTGAATCTTGGGCCTCCTTTTCTGCGTCAACAGTTTGTGCATCGGTGATATCCTGATAATAAATCTGGTCTACTCCTTCAATCACGGTAAGCGCAAGCATCTGTCCAGCGGTAGTTTCCACCAAAGGGTTAGCGGTTCTGAAACGGCTGATAAGTTTCATCTCATCAACTGTGGTATAAACCACTCCTTCCACCGGGCTTGTCTTTTCTGCTAATGTCCCCCAGACCAAACTGCCGACATTTTCGGTAGTCAGATAAACCAAGCGGTTTGCGTTCCACGGTTTGTAAGCCTTGCGTACACCGTTTTTCTCATAAATGATCGAACGGTCAATCTTCAGGAATCTGACACCGTTATATTGGTCGGCGAAAGCCTCGTCAAACAATGATGAGGTAGGAGTGGGCAGCGAGGTATCACTGTCGAAAATCTGCCCTCTGTATGTGGCGGCGAGTTCTTTGGCTCCTTGTGTCTGGCGCAGTTTTTTGTAGGTTGACAGGGCGATACAGATGACTGATATGGAATTGCCGTCTCCGTCAGCTGCGGCGAGCACACGTTCTATGTCATCCAAGGTTATCTCGCCGGGAGTGGTCACACCAAATCCGTTTTTCGGCAGGTAACCGAAATTGACACGCAGTGCTGTTCCGACATTGGTCAGATCCTCAACCGCTACAACCCCCTCGCATAAGGCTGTCAGAAAATTCGCCTCATTGGATTCGTCCAGCCCGATGGAGCAGAACAAAGGGTCTTCCGTCAGTTTGGATGCTATTTGTGTCCATTTTGCACCCTGGGCCTTCATGATGTTGATGGTATTGATGTCGGATTCTTCCATTACACGGGAGATACCCTGTTTGGGCAGTGTGCCGCTGGCATGGGCCAGTGAATCACGCTTCTTGATGGGAAGCGGAGAGTTCATGGAAACGGTGTCCGCTCTTACGTATGTGGTATCGACAGATGCGCTGGTCCATTTCTGGTCAGCGGAATATACTTTACGTAACATGGTCTTATGCAAGTAAGTGCGTTTTTTTGCACCATTGCGCTCGCCTCTCTCTTTTTCCACGATATTCTGTAACTTCGGGAAAATACGCTTGGATAAATCTGCAAATTGTGATGCAATCATTTTATTTTTCCTCCTTTATTTTTAATCGTGCATGAAATATAATGAAGGCAGTGCGGTCTTCAAGGCAGCTTTGATACTGTCAATAGGGTAGGGCAGGGCCTTGTCGTTGATCTCTCCGTCATATTGGATGGCTCCTCTTGCATCACTTGCAGGTGTCGTGCGCACCCATATTCCAGCATATTCGTAATTCTCAGGAAGTGAGGAATACGCATTATCTGACACGGGCATGGGCTTGTAGTCATATTCATCATTTGTACTGCGGATGATAATATGTCCGGCTTTTACATATTTTTCATTGAAGCCTTCCATGTTCAGAGAGCGGCCACCGATAATTCTTCCGCCTTTGCGACGGATAACCACTGAATCCATTCCGGTCTCAAACGATTCAAGCTCGTTTGACAAATTTACTGTTCCTGGCATTGTCCTTTACTTTTTTTGATGCGGTTAGAAGTTATTGACAATACTGTCAATTTCTGCATCCGTTAATAATTCAATTTCTTTATCAGGCTTTCCTGTTCCTGCCGCAGGCGGCGTTCCCAATGTGGAGAGGCCGGCATCGGCACGTTCCTGGTTGTAAGCCTTTAAATCCTCTTCGACTTCAGATAGAAACTGTTCGAACTCCTCGTCATTCTCAAAGTTCATTTTAGAGAAGCTTTTTAATGTGCGGTTGCCGAATGTGCCTGTATCTTTCAAGAGACTTTCAAGTTTGCTTTTGCGCAAGGAGCTGGTCTTCTCTCCCTCCAATGCAGCAAATCGGGCATCCTGTTGTTCTCTGTAAGCTTTGAACCATGCAGGCTCTTCGTCCTTGTTTTCCTCTTTGTCTTGGGGTTTCTTCTTTGAAGCTGGTTTCGGAGTATCATTCGGAAAGTTGTCATTCGGTTCATCGTCCGGTTCCGCTTCGGGGTGGTTTTTCTTCCATTCGTCAAGCAGACGGTTGGCTTGCGACTGGCCGAAAGTGAGGTAGGGGAGAACCGCTTCGATCTTTTCGTCAATCTCTGCGTTTACATCCTCTTCGGAGGCATCTTCTTGGGATTCAAGGTTATCGGCAATCTTGGCGGCGATACCCTTTAATTCCTTTGAGTTGAACCCTAACGCCTTCGCTTTAAGTTTCAACTTTACAAAAACTTGTTGTCTTCTGTCCATTGTAGAATGAATTTTAAGTTATTAGATAAAATAGTCTGCACGGTAAATGTATGCCAGCAGACTATTTCCGTAGAACTTAAAAACACTCTTAGAGCAATGAGCTTTCATGTCCTGTTGTGCTATAATGAAACGGGTCACAACGTGGCGTACATCTCCATACGCTATTCATATGCAAATATACTAATTTATTTGATATTCAAATAAATTAATCGCTTTTTTATGATAATTAGTGTATCTTTTTAGTATGTTCGCTGGTTATATGGCAGGAAATGCCAAGCTATCACCAAGGTTTTTTGGACACCACTGAGTCTTTAACTTAGCGGCAGTTAATTAAATTGTTTGTTATGGATTTTATGGGGTGATGTATAAACCTAACGACATACGAACTTCCTAATGATATAATGAGTAATACCAGATATATTAAAATGGGATAATGGAAACTATATATGAAGTCGTGAAATAAATAGTATGCAAAAAAAGTGTGAACCAGCCACAAGTTGGTGGAATGTCTTCCCCAAAACCGCAACATCCAAGATATATGTTTGTTATGTTTCATACAAACATAACATATTAAGAAAGGTATCACAAAAAATGGATTTAGCATACTGGGACCTAACATCATTCTAAGTATGCAAAGAGTTGACAGACCACAGATCAATAGAAAATTCCTCTTTGGAGAAGAATATCGGGAAAAATAAGATTGGAAATATTCAAATATGTTGTAACGGGCGAATAAGGCTCCGCAAATGAATGTGAATAAAAGAGTAATATACCATGCAACAACCTGTAGTGGTTGACTGGTACGGAATATAGATTTTCCGATAGTATTTGTAATAATGTATAATATGCACAGCACCGTGACGGTTGTAAGAGTTGTTTTGAGATCCAGCTTATCCAAAATGTTGAATATATGTTTGGAACTAATAACAAGCAAGACATAAGGAAGAAAAAACCACCATTCTCTATTGTAGCTGCAATCCAATGCAATAAAATTACAAATAAATTCCGTCAAGTTTCCTGGATAATTTTGGGGTCTTATGAAGCAGGCCAATGGAATGAATAGTAAAAATACGATCCAGTAGTTTATATAAAGATTGAAGATGCGGTTCCATGACCTCATGATTCTTTGATTTTGTTTATAAGTGATGGCAAGTCCGTATCCGCTGAGAAATATGTATATTGGAACACAGAAGGCTGCCACCCGGCTCAATGCTAATACAAGCGGCTTCCCATTCCAAAAATAAATATAAGTCTGGCATTGTTCTACATTGGCTGTCGTATTGAAAAGATGGAGAAATAACATCATCAGAATGGCGATTCCTTTTAGCTGTAACGTTTCTTCTTTGGTCATAACCTGTTAATGAATTAAAAGAGTTGAAAATATGTTTGACAGATTATGTATACTGTTGACATTTAATTAATTAAAGCTTATTAAGCTATTAATATAAAATGATGATACATAATTAATATACAATATTCGTAAAAAACTTCGAGATTTGCAAACAAATAGCAGGTGATTTGGCTGATGAGATTGGGAAAATAGTCCGTCAAGATGTTGTGCCAAAGTTTTCTAATTCGGAAACTGCTGCATCGAATATTATTTTTGAAGTGAACATGATTGGTTTTAAATCTTCCTTGAACAGGCGGAAAAAGACCGTGAATATTGGAAGAAATCAGGTAATAAGGCTATCATGAAAAAGATAACCGATTTGCTGAAAGATATCGCGGAGTACCCATATACAGGAATCGGCAAGCCGGAGCCATTAAAATATGAATTAGCCGGATATTGGTCGCGGCGGATTAATTCTGACAGTACGTTAGACCTGACAGAGGAAGTACCGATATCATTAAATCCGAGTTTCAGGGCATTCTTCCATGCAGCGGTATTACAGGGATTGATATATTGGTAAACCCCATTCATTTTAGCGATGCGGAAAGCATATTCAAGGATAAGCCGGTTACATTCATAGCCTATGCCTTTACCCCAAAAGGCTTTGTTAAGGATATGAGTGTGAAGTTCTCCAAATCCGTATGCTGATTCATCTATTCTATCTATGAAAACATTGCCGACATATATGCCGTCTGCCAGAACAGCAAAGCGTATACACTCATCACTTTCTGACTGTTCTCTATAAAAGTTGTTTTCTGATTCAAGGGATAGGGGAGAGTAGGGGCTTTCGCAAATAGCGTACTTCCATATATCCTTATCCTTACGCATCCTCCAGCTATGTTCTGCGTCGGATATTCTTTGAGGCCTTATTGTTACTTCCATATTTTCCAGGTTATGTACAACTTCATACATTTTCTGCGTAAATGCCTGCCGGGCATATTCCCGACAGGCTTAAACACAAACTCAATCATTTTTCAAGCTACTCGCAAGAGCACTCATGCAATTTTTCGGCTTCTTTCAGTCGTGTCAGATGGCAATTTCCATCACCCCGTAAATTACATAAGCCTTTTTGTCCTTGTTTTCGCTTGACTACTACTAAGGGTTGCGGGAACTCAAGGATTCGAACCTTGTTCTTCGGATTTTCAGTCCGACGCATAGACCAACTTTGCTAAATTCCCTTGTTAGCTAATTGAAGGAAGCAAGACTTGAACTTGCAATCGGATGATATTCCACGCTGTCAGACTGTTTACGTCCATCCTTTTTCACCGCTGACAGGCGGCTACTTAACAATCCCATTTCTGTCATTCCTTCAATTTAGCTGTTTTCTCTTATTTCTGCCTCAAAAATACAACATTTTATTTGTCTTTCAAATAAAACTGAACAAAAATACTATTTTTCTACTCTCAAGGTCTCAACCTTCCAACATTTCATCATATGGTCTGTATCTATTCCTATATTGAAGCGTTTACCTATATAGTTTTCGTGCGCTTCTTGTTCCGGGAGGTTAATGGGGGTAACGAACCAGTCTTTATTGCCATGCTCGTCTTTCAGATAGACTTTTACTATCGTTTTCATAATTCCTCAAATTTTCCAAGTTCACATTCTATAATATCAACTTCACTTTCATTGGTATATAAACCATTTTCTTTGGCAGCATCAATAGCAGCATTTTCATAAAGAAATACACCGAAACACACTCTACTTGATTTTGTTTTCCAAATATCAGTTTGAAACAAAACGTATACTTTATTCTTCATCTCCCCACAACTTTAGTGCAAGTTCATAATTCTTCTGTGCCTCATTTACGGCTTTCTTGGCATAAGTAAGAGTGTAGGCGTGTTCTCGTGGGTATTTGCCGGACTTCACACCTTCATGGAATTCTTTAGCTTGTTCCAGCTTATGTTCGTAGAAATCGATACTTTCAGGCATTGAAAGATTGATCGTTTCAGCACGTTTTTCCCAATACTTGGCTACTCTTTCATGTTCGGCAGCCTTGTCGCTGAGCTCAGCACTTTTGCCCATATTGTTCCAGGAATCTTCTATCATCTTCCTGTGCCGCTTTTCACTATGATGTCCGACTTTGATTGGTTCGCCTAAGGAAAGGAAATCTCTATCTTTGTTCGAGCGATTGAAATACTCATTACTTTTTTGTGCAGCCAATGATGCCCAATCATGCCTGCGTTTCGCTCTTTGCTTCGCCCATTCCTGTACATTAAATCCGTCAGCCCGAACGATAGAGTAATAATAGAAACCATCTTTCTCGAAAATCAGATTAAAAACTATGCTTTCATTCTCTTTGCCATACTTGGTTGTAACCTCAATAACTTCTCCTTTTTCGTGCTTTTCATCGCACTTTGCCAAAAATACATTTGGACAGAATTTATGATAAGTATTCATAGCTCTATGATTTATCCGTTATACTTTGCAGATATCTCTTCTGCTTTCAATTTTTTGGTAAGCTCTCCATTCTTGTAGAAGCGTACAGCAACAACTCTCACCGTTTCTGACAAGAACCGACCACAATCATTGGTTAACTTCACTTTTAGCTTGCTTGCCTTGGCTAAACTTTTTGTACGCTTCTTTATTGTGTTTTTGAATCCGAAAACATAATCTTCGGTATCAATCTCAAATGAATATGTAGTGGAATACATCACTCTTTGAAACTCTTTTGTTAGTTCTGTTACTTTGCTCATTTGCTCTCTTCTATTATTAGTCGTTATTATTTCCAAGAAGTTCTTGTAAAGCAGACTTATATCCGTCCAACGCTTGTTGTGTATATCCCAATCTGAATTTTTTATCTGCTGAAAGAGAGTCGTTGTTCAATCCTTTTTCAATAGCTTCAATGTTTGCTTTGTAGTATCTGATAAGTTCTTCTGTTTTCATTGCTCTTTACTTTTACTTGTTATTAATAGGTGTTATTTTGATATTGTAAAGATACAAATAAATAATTGATTTACAATGGTTTATATCTTTTATTTTCATCATAAAATACTGAAAGACAAAGATTTAACTTTTACTTGCAGAAACGAAAAAGGCAGAACGGACTTCTCCATTCTGCCTTAATGCAAGCAAATGTTCTATGAATATAAAATTAACTTCAAACAAATGTAGGCGTAAACTCGATACCCAACGCACGCGCAATGCGGAAAAAACTTGATAACTGGATATCTACTTCCCCTTTTTCCACACGGGCGATATAACTTTGCTCCTTACCAATTTTCTGCGCCAACTGCTTCTGGGTCAATTTTAGCTCCTTGCGGCGTTCACGAAGTATATCACCATAATACCATGCCATCGACTTCTCATTGAACTTCTCACGAGTATCTGTACCATGTTCCCCATATTTCTCATTAAGTTGCTGGTTGGTTGTTCTGAGTCTTGCCAATTTCTTTTCATCTAACTGTATCATAATGCTAAATCTTTTAAAATTCGTATTGCTTTGGCTATTTGCTTATCGTAATCCTTTGTAGATTTCTTTAAAAATCCGTTAAGCAGGATTATTTTTGTTGCTAAAATGACATTGCTGTTGTCAATTGCAAATAACACAGTTCTGTACTCATTAGAGCCGACTGACACACGCATTTCATATAAGTCTGTTCCATCCAAATGCTTTATATACTTTACAGGCAAGGCATACACCGTTTGTACAAGTTCAAATGTATACTCGAACTTATCCTTTACCCTTGCATTTAGATCATTGTAGAACTCTTCAAATTCCTCTGTCTTGTATATGGTTCTTATATCAGTGGTTTTAGTTTCTATTGATTCCATGATGCAAATATAACTAATTAGTTATAATGTAACAAGCTTTACGCCCTATTTTACACTGAACTTTTTCATTGCTCAAATACTTTTCTGTGATTATTTCAACCGATTTGCTTATCATGGAATCTGTGTCGATTCCTATCTGTTGGTAGAAGTTCTCATTTCCGGCAAGACTTTCACTTGCAATTTGCAGTGTTCTGCGTTCTTCTTTGGTGAATCCGATGCGGAAGGTGCGGAAGATGGATAACGCTTCTTTCAGGCACCCGGACTCGAATAAATTGATTGCTTTTTCTGTTTTCGTTCTCATATCCTGATATTTAGATGTGAATGTATAATATATTTGATATCAAAATGTTATAAATTAAATTACCATCATAAACAACTAATAGATCCCTAAAACAGCCTTATACAATTCAAAATTCTTGTTTTCAACATATTCATCGGAAGCATAGCGTTTAGCTCTGGCATACCACTTATGGAAGCAATCAGAACAATACCAGCGATTAAGGACTGCGATGTAGAATCCATCTTGGCAATTACTGGAACCACAGCTGTCGCAAATTCCGACACATCCATATTCACTGAGCGCGCATATCATTTCGCCACGAGTGGCTTGTATGACCTTGAATCCTTTCTTGTTTTCATATACTTTTGCCATACTGATTTACTTCACAATCATTTCAGGATGAACGGGGAAATCCCAATCGATTATTCTTGAATCCATAGAGTGCAAATTACCACCAACGACAAGACCAAAACTTTCTTCAACCAATTCTTTCGCTTCATCTTTGCTGCAAGCATTGACAGTTACTTCTCCTTCTAAGACAAACTGGACTTTTACTTTGTATTCTTTATTACTTTTCATAATCTTCTACCGGATAAAATTCACGACCTTCAAAATCATCTGCTGTAAGAACTACTTCTTCGCAGTTAACCATTTCCTCAACTTTCTCGAAAGCGGAATCATAATCATCCGCTTCCACCTCTACCACTTTAGAAAGGGTTTCTATTATTTTGATTCTGTACTTCATATTGCTTATTTTTCTATTTGTTCCATCAAGTTCATTGTCTCTTGTATGACAGCTTGTTTATCCCAATTATATTTATCATCTCCATAATGGAATGTATCAAATCCGAATATCCACCAATCATTACCTATTTCTGTGTTGTCGGTGATAAACTCAGCATTATCCAATATGGGATTTCTTTTTCCGACATACCTTGGATTAATTTTCCTTTTGCTTCCGATAGATTCTTCACCGCTTATTGCCGGTTCTGAAAATGTTATACCGCCATGAACGTCTATATCATTAATATCCAAATAAGACATTCCATGATATTTGTTCATAGAAGGGACAGCTACATATCCATTATGTGTGCCATGCTCTACCATAGTGGACTTAAACCATTCGTTTGATCTTATAAATGCTACTACTTTATTTCCCATATTCTATTCATTTTAGCAATTCAGGATTATCAAACACATTTCCAAATACCTCAATACTATCACATTCCAGATCAAACTGAAGCAGAGGGACAGTAAGGTACTGGCACTCTTTTAATTCTTGGCTTATTGGGTATTCCGCTTTATGCAGACGCAAGCCAAAGCAAGCGAAGCCATCCATGTAAACCACTTCTCCATAACAAATACAATCATGATCGGGGATAGCGCATCCATTTGCGATGCCTTCATACTTGTAGATTATGGAAATGTAATCACGCTCATAGATTTCTTTCCCGTTTTTATCGAACAAACCAGTGAATCGACCAATGGTATTATGATTTACATCATAATCAGCTATACACTTGCATGTCGGCATATCATTTATTTCGGGCAATATGGAATATCTGTTTTCTTCTATCTTAACAAGATTCCCATACAACCATTCATTGCCAAAGATATTTACACCTCTAAATTTAATCATCCCCATTTCTTACCTCCTTTCTGTATCCCGGCGTGATAGCCGTCAAGCCATATCAAAAGCTCTTTTGGCGTATGATAGCCGCTTAAACGGTGGCATGGTATTCCATTTTCAAATATTCGGTTCCAGGTTTGGTTTGTGTCATGCGCCACAATTGCATAAGCGTTTCTGGTAAATGAGGAACTTGTTAGGTGCATATTGTTTACCTTGCAGTAATCCTCTAACGACTTCAATGCTTGTTTCTGCGTCATTGCTTACCTCCTTCCTTCAATTCATTAATAAGAGCATCTCTTGTCTTCACTTGTGCTTCCAGTAAGCCATTTGTCCCGTCTTTCTCTACACGCCTCTAAGGTAGGCGCACAACAAGCAAAGAGTTCACCACTTTCAGTACGGTAATCGTACTGGTACATTCTCACTCTCTTTCTGCCTAACTTCGTTGTGTAGGTAGTGTAATTCTCTTTACCGGGTTGGCATACGCTGCAACCTCTTTCGTCGTTAATTGAGTTCATAATCATTTATCAATACTTACTTAGTAATTTGTAAAACATTCGCCTTTTCTCTATGTATTTAAGACCGTTTCGTCTAAGACCTCGCTTTGATTTTGATACAGTCATTTGGCAACCTGCAACGCCAACGTAGATGCAATTTAAATGATGCCTTTTAGCTTGTTTGAAAGCCCACCAAATTGATTCACGGCAATATCTGTAACTATCATTCTGGACACCCTCATAATCTTTACTCATTATGAAGTGGCCTATTTCATTTGCTTCTTCTTCTGAATAGCATATTGTGAATATATTATTCATTGCTTCTTTGTTTTACTTGTTCAACTAAAAATCTTTTAAACTCAGACTTATATTCATTGAATATTATCTTGTATTGCCGCCCTAATTTAGGTAGCTGCTCATAGCCCTTACCGTGCAAGAACTTGGCAACCAACTCTATCTTTTGGCGGTTGTCGAAGCCTCTATCTTTGCATATGTTGGTAATACATACATTCGCCTTGCTTGATGGTTTCTTTCCAAAAGATGGTACATACCCACGCGCCTCATGTACATAAGTTCTTGGATAGCCAACCTCTTCACCTAAATATTCACCTGTGATGCAATCAAATTCACCACTAATTAAACTATCTGCTATTTCACCCATAATAATCTATATTTAATGTTTCACATTCAATCTTTCTTCACTCGTATAAGCCACTACAAGCCCAGTTTCATCATGCCGTATCGTGACATACTTCTCGCCTCTCTCTATGGTAGAAAAGTCGTATGGTGTACATAGCTTACCCAATACTTTGCCCAATTGCTTCATCAGTGGGGCTTCGGGGCTGATAACTAAAACTAAATCCGCTTCCATAATCGTGTGTATTGTGGTAGCCCAAAGGCTACCGGATTAGAACTTATGCTATTTCTATGCTTATTATATCCAAAATATTGTCAGTAATCATGCTATTTACGCTTAATTGGGCAGACTGAATATTGTTATCAACCATCCATCTTTTCGCACGATTAACAGCGGTTTTCTTACTACTGCCGTCCGGTATCAATGCACCCAAATCATTATAATCATCATCTAACAGTTCAAAATAATATCGCTTCATAATCTTCTATATTGCGCAGGGCTTTCGCCCTGCTGATTAAACTTATGCTAATTCTATCGCTCTTGCAGGCACACAAATCATAGTCCATGTTTTGCCCTCTTTTAGGTAATCCACAGAGTATTCAACTTCAAAAGTGCAAACATTCATATCAACACCTGAAATAGTACCTTCTACCTTACCATTTTTAGTAGTTACGACTACTGAGTGACCTTTCTTAAATTCTGTTGCTTTCATATCTTATATGTTTTAATTGTTATTACTTCGTTTCTGATGATGCAAAGGTATAGTATATATACGAAATAAGCAAATGAAAATTATGTATATATACTATATTTAATACATTTTATATAGCATAGACACTAAATTTATATTCATTCACATAAAATATAACTAAAACAAATAATTATCAAACTTTTCTTTCGCATATATACTATATTATATATCTTTGCATCAAAAATCATAATTTATGGCAAATACAGAATTAAGAATTAAAGAGTTGTGTAAAGAGAGAGGCATTACACAAGCTCAATTGGCTGATAAATTGGGAATACAGCCTGTATCTTTTTCGCAAGCTATAGCAAGAAATAAATTCAGCGTTGATAGGCTTGCTGATATAGCTGACGCTTTAGAGGTGGAAATTCCTGACTTATTTAGGAATGATTCAGACACTATCATCTGCCCTCATTGTGGAGGTAAAATCCATTTTGACGGAGAACCACGTATGCCGGAACATAAGAATATACGAGGGAAAGAATACTATAAATAAAGAAAGGAGAATAAAACATATGGGAAAAAGGATTTATGTCAATGGAGGAATCTTAATAACGACTCCATTTTTTGCATATAAGAATGCAGGGGCATCATACGATCTCCCTCCTGAAAATTCTGAAATTATAGAACCCAATACTATAACTGAAACAGGAGAGCCTTACCTTGAAATTAGCAATGAGCATCCCCAATCTATTTTTAATGAATATTACGCAAAAACATTCTTTACAACACAACATACATTTGCTTATTTTTTCCAAAAAGACTTTATCGGATCATATAATGATTTTAAGCAAAGAATTGATGAAATCCAAAGTGTAATTAACATCAAAGGATTGGACGAACAAAAACAAAATATCATCAATAAATTGTCATATATTAATATCATTACATCATTAGATACATTTATTTGTGACATTATTTTAACCAAAATAATCCAAGACGAAGAAAGTTTCAATAATTTTTTCAATTCAATTCCTCCATGCAAGAAAAAAGATGAAATGACTAAATTAAAAGAAGACAATCTTGTTGCCCAATGGGAGCAAAAGGTCATAGAATATGTAATGAGGACATCTTATAGTAACATTGATACTATAAAAGATATACTCAAAGAATTATTTAAAGTTTCTATAATCGACACAAATGGGAAAATGAAAAAACACTTCTATTATAGGAATTTATTAGCACATAGAAATGGTAGAAAAAAAGATGGAGGTTATATCAATATAACTAATGAAGAACTTAAATCCTTAATAACTGATACGCAATCCATCGCAAAACAAATCCAAACAAAAATTAAGCCGGAGCACTAAGCCCCGGCTCATTAATTGATTAGCCCTTTGATTCTTAACCGATTTACGATTTCGGTATAAAGATACTCTATATCCCCGCTGAAATCCCCATAATTCTGATACAGAAACACGACATCA